CCACCGCAACGACCTGTCCCTGAGAATTTCTCCAAGGCGGAAGGTCATCCTGCTTGTCCGCCCTGACGAAATAGCTAATGCGTGTACGTGTGTCGTCATTCTTGTCAACGTTGACCATACAGGCACCGACCTTGCCGATCCAATGTTGCATATTGAAGTCACCTTCGGGAATGCCCGGGAATGCATCAAAAAACTGAGTCAACATGCGGTTCGTGATCTCCGGTCGGTCATCAAGGAAGACGATATAGTGATAAAGCACGTTCGGCATCCCTGAAACATCAAACTGCAGAACCAGCATATCGTTTCCATTCTTAGAGATGGCCTTTTCTGCCGACCTGATCCTGATTCTGTGTTTGCCGACCGGCACCTGTTCAAACTGTCGTTCCTCACGCTTATAATCCCATGCCATTGTTATTCGCACTCCTTCCTGTTGACTCTGATCTTGACGGTCACGCCCTTGAAATTGTCAAGCACCAAGTTGGTAAGCACCTGAACGTCTTCCCAGCTATTGAACGTAGCATTCAGCTCTTCATCGGTGTTGAACTCAACAACCTTGCCCTTCTCTTCATCGTAGTAGCTCGACTTGTGTTCCTGAACGATAGTAACCTCAAACATGATTAGCCCTCCGATCCAAATTTATTAAAATCAGCGACGTCACAAACCTTGCGTGAGTCTATCTGATTTTTTGCGTAGATATTCTGAGTAGCCTGTAACAGGATCCGATGCTCCCCGTCTTTGTTGACTCCGATTTTCCCGACTACATCGCATAGACCGCAGATATTATCTACGATCTTTGCCGATATCTTAGGAACCAGTCTTGAGTACCCTGTACCATCGGGAGCGGTATAGGCGTCCATCGTTTCCCATGCAGTCCACACGATGTTAATGCCAAGAGACTTCATGAATCTAAGACTGTTTACCAACTTGAACTGCATATACTGATAGTCTGCCTGTGCAGGAACGCCTTTGTTCTTGCCTTGACTTCCAAGGTCTGACAGGATACAGCGTTCAAGCTCTGAGATGTTATCTACGGCTATCGTAGTGTACTCAAGTCTACCACTATCTTTCAGCGCCTTAAGTTCAGTCAGGCAGTTGCTCCAATCGGTAAAGGTGTGGATGTTATCGATCTGCACCACATCGACCTTGCTTGTGTCCCGAACGATCTCGTGCTTCGCAAGCGTTCTCTCAATGGTTCGGTCTATGTCAAGGACAAGCGTTCTACCCTCGCTGGCCTCTGCAATCAATCCGATTGCCGTAGACTTTCCGACGCCTGGAGCACAATACAATAGTGCGGTATAGGGCAGGTTATTGACTGGAATATCGTCAATCTTGTGTATCTGCATATCGTTTCCTCCGCTCAAACTCTACATACTCCTGCGTTGGGTCATAGGTCAAACAGACCGGGCTGTACTCACACCTACGGCCCCAACAGGTACAGTATGCCGTGTTCCTGTAATAACTCTGAGTAGACCGAGCAAGCTCAATCTCTTCAGCCATCTTACACAGCTCTCTTTCAAACCTATCGACTTCATCATCTGTACGCTCAATCCTAAGCAGACGAATCTTGCTGTCAGTATCGACATCGTACCAGGCAACCATCCGCTCGAAAAACTCTTGGTCTGACTCATCCTTTTTCTGCCGTATCGTTGGCTTCCTGCATATCGTATACCAGACTGTCCTGCTCCCGGTTGCCAACATGTAGGCGAGTATTTGCTCATCCCATTGTAGATTAAACTCATATTCATCCGTAATCTCGGCAGACGTTGTCTTGTGTTCGACAATACATCCGTCTTCGGCTATTCCGTCAATACGTCCCACAAGGGCATCACCAGTCATCAATGGCTTCTCAAACCATTTCTCGGCCTCTATAACCTTGAACCTCGGATAGACGTATTTCAGATAAGCCATCACCATAGCTGATTCTCTACTTAAGTCAGAGCAATCGATCTCGCCGGAATCGTACAGACGTTCGAGTTTTTCATGATAGCTACTGCCCGTCTTTAAGGCGGGCGAAGTAGCTATCGGAACC